CTACATCATGGTTAGAAAACATCAACGGATAAAATGGCAAATTGGTATCAGGATCAACTGACTAATAAAAACTTTCTATCTCCTATAGGATTTTTATTCTTATTAGATAGAGCAAAGAAGACAACTTTCTTATGTCAGAAAGCAAATATACCTGCATTTACAACAGGTAATATTGAAATACCGACACGTGGTTTTGTCACCATACCTGTTGAGAGCACAGCATCATATGAAGATTTAACTATAGAGTTCATAGTAGATGAGGACTTAAGAAATTATATGGAAATTCATAACTGGATGAGAGCATTATCTACACCAGGTGAATACGAGGATAGATATAATTGGAATCAAGAAAATCAGGTCAGAGGAACTGGGAATGATCCACGATTCTCTGATGCTACATTGCAAGTATTGAACAATAATAACCTTGCAAACTTTGATGTTGTTTTTAAATCAGTCTTTCCTATCAACTTATCATCACTACCATTCGATGTCACAGGATCAGACAATAATTATTTTACAGCAACAGCAACTTTTAGATATACCTTGTATGAGGTAAGGAACGTAAATTCACCAACACGTAGGTAAACATGTACAATCTTAACATCAAACAATCTTTTATCTCATTTGTAGAGTGGGATAAGAAACTTATCAAGAAATTTCAAGATAAATATAAGTTGTCAGACTACCAAATCAATTGTCTTGCTTTCGCTAAGGGGTTTATAATAGGTGCTATTCTCCTTTGAAAAAACCTTCGGTGAAGGTGTAGATCCTTGGTATGACAAGGCAGAACGATGGGTTAAGAAGAAATTCAAGAACCCTTACGTCAGGCATCTAGCACTTGGTTTGCTAGAGTGGTTGAAAAAAAAGTGGATCTATGCTAAAATAGAAAACACAATGCGATCAGTTGACGCACAAGCTGAACAATTAGTAAAAGAGTGGGATCAAAATGACAGATCAAACCATAGACACATCGTGGAGACAGGAGTATTTGGAGATGAAGGCTGGTCTCTCGAAATTTCAAATCCAGTTGTTGAGAGAAGGTCCGAAGCAACTAGCACAGGCATGGTTACTGGGAGCAATGCACAGCGACTACGAAAAGATGAAAGGGATCAAACCCAAATACGACAAGAAAGCAGTGAACTGCCAAAGCAGTCTCCAAGAATTCTTCAAGGAAACGAAGGATCAAGGAGTATAATACCCGACCCTTGGTTAGATTATGAATCTGGAACAGATACAGGAGATGTGGAAAAAGGATTCAGTAATTGATAACGATCTTTACTGCGAAGAATCCACAAAGATACCACAACTCCATATGAGATATATGGAATTATATACGACGTTCGGTCTAATGAAGAAAGAACGTGAGATTGAGATGAAAAGACTTATTAGAGAGAAATGGTTATACTATAAAGGTAAAGCACCCTCATCTGTATATAAAGAATTACCTTTTGATCTTAAACTAACTACAAAAGAAGAAGTTAATATGTTTATAGAAGGTGATGATGACGTAAGAAAGTTGCAATATAAAATAGAGTATGTAGATCAATGCATCAATTATCTAGATGGTGTATTGAGACAGATCAACAATAGAAATTTTCAAATTAAAAATGCTATTGATTGGACTAAATTTCAAAACGGATTATGAAGCACGTACTATTTGATTTAAAGCAATGTCTAATAGCTTCTTCATTAGATGATGAAGAGTATGTCAAAGAAACTTTGATAGAGGCAGCAAAGATTGGCAACTTAGAAGTACTAAAAGTTGACACTCACAAGTTTGAACCACATGGTGTTACTGGTTATGCACTACTTGCAGAGAGTCATATAAGCGTACACACCTGGCCAGAAGATGATGTTGCTAGGTGTGATTTGTTTTCATGTAATCCAAACACAGATTACAAAGCAGTAATAAGATATATGCAAGATCGCTTTCACTCTATGGAAGTTAAAAGATGGGGATGTGATAGGTCAGACTGGATATGAAATACGGATGTTCCTATAGAGTCATTGAATTAAATGACAATGCGATGACTAAGATTCAACGCACACTCGATAGTGAAGATTTAGTTTGGAGAGATAGTCTTACACATAATTCAGATGTAGCACAGAGTTCTCAGATGAGAATATCTAAGCAAGCATGGATTAGAGAACATAGATTCTGTGAGATTTTCATGGACATAGCAATGGTAATGAATCAACAGAACTTATGGAACTTAGATATACAGGGAGTTGAACCAATACAATATGGTATATATCCCGAAGGTGGTAAGTATGATTGGCATGTAGATCAACATCCTAAACCTGTCTATTGGGTAGCAGATAATCCATCTGACAAAGGTATGGTCAGAAAGATAAGTATGACTCTTTTCATGAATGATCCTAGTGAGTACGAAGGAGGGGAGTTTGATTTGGAGCTATATAAACCAGAGACTGATTGTAGATACGAAACGTTCAAGTTGAAAAAGGCATCAGCAATCTTTTTTCAATCGGATCAATGGCATAGGGTTAGACCTGTCACATCTGGGATCAGAAAATCAATTGTAGCATGGTTTTATGGACCTCCTTATAAGTAAGAAGAATGAAGTCTATTTGAAGATTGAGGCACAACCTCATATAAACTATGAACTTGCAGACTTTTTTACCTTTGAGGTAGAGTCCGCAAAGTATATGCAGAAGACAAGAAGATATAAAGGATGGGATGGAAAGATAAGATTATACTCACCTGCTAATGGTGAGATCTATTGTGGTCTAGTAGATTATCTTACAGACTGGGCAGAGAAGAAAGGATATGACTACGTTTTAGATGAGGATAGTTACTATGGACATCCCCAAGAAACAAATGATTTAATTACTCCCGAAGGTGTTGTTGGGTTTGTGAAGTCATTGGGTCTCTCTGTATCAGTTCGTGATTATCAATATCAAGCAATATACGAATGCCTGAAATACAACAGACGACTCCTATTATCGCCAACTGCAAGCGGGAAATCCTTGATGATTTATTCATTAGTGAGATACCATGTTAATGCGGACAGAAATGTATTAATAGTTGTACCCACAACATCTCTTGTGGAACAAATGTATAAAGATTTTAAAGAATATGGTTGGAATGTAGGTCATCATTGCCATAAACTTTATGCAGGAGCAGAGAAATATACGGAACATGAGGTAGTGATTTCCACATGGCAATCAATATACAAAGAACCTAAGAAATGGTTTGATAAATTTGACTGTGTAATAGGTGACGAAGCACATCTATTCAAAGCAAAGTCTTTAACATCACTCATGGGTAAACTCCACGATTGTAAATATCGTATAGGTTTTACTGGTACATTAGATGGTGCTAACGTCAATCAGTTAGTGTTGGAGGGAGTTTTCGGTAAATGCTCTAAGGTGACAAAGACTAATGAGTTAATGAAACAAGGATATCTTTCTAAATTAAAAGTAAAAATTGTACTAATAAAACATAAAGAAAAACTATTTGAAGGATACCAAGACGAGATGGATTATCTTGTCGAGCATGAACCTAGAAATAAATTTATCAAAAACCTAGCAAAAGATCTCAAAGGTAATACACTAATTCTATTTAACTACGTAGAAAAACATGGTCTGCCTTTATATAATATGATAAATAGTGATACAGAGAGACCTGTATATTTTGTACATGGAGGGGTAGATACGGAAGACAGAGAAGAAATTCGATTGTTGACCGAGAAATCAGATAATTCTATTATCGTTGCATCCTATGGTACATTCAGCACAGGTATAAACATTCGTAATCTACACAATGTTATATTTGCTTCTCCTTCTAAATCTCGTATTCGTAATTTACAAAGCATTGGACGAGTTCTTAGGAAAGGAGACAACAAATCAAAAGCAACTCTTTATGATATTGCTGATGACATATCCACTGACAAAGGAAACAATTACACATTGAATCACTTGTTAGAAAGAGTTAAAATTTATAATGAAGAAAAGTTTGATTATGAGATCATAGATGTTAAACTCAAAGATGATTAGTTACGCCAAACACGAAGAAGAATTTTACGGAGTACTAAAACTCGTAAGTGGTGAGGAAGTGTTAGGTAAAGCTGTGTTAACAAATGAGGGTAATGAAACTTTATGTTTTATACAAAACCCAATAGCAGTGCAGATGGTGGAAAGAGAATTAGATGGAGACAGATTGGCACGAGGTATTGGTTTTTCTAAGTGGATGCAATTGTCTGATGAAGATTTTTATGTGATAAGAGAAAAAGATATACTAACAATATCTGCTATGTCTAAACAATGTATATTCATGTATGAATCATATCTGAAGGGCGAGTCACCTGATAGCAGAAGAGAAAAAATGGAACAAGATCCCAACAAACATCTGGGATATTTGGGTTCTATTGATAATGCAAGAACTTTATTTGAAAAAATATATAAAGGTAAATAATATATTCAGAAACCTCTACACGGTTTAGTGTACAGCAAATTGACAAGTTTGTCAAGTCCTGCTATAATAAAGTATCCAAGAGGAGATATATGGCTGCACGAGCGAGCACCAAGAAAAAACAACACTACGTTGATAACAAAAAATTTCTTGAGGCAATTATTAAGTACAAAGAAAAAGTTGATATTGCCGAAGCGAAGGGTCTCCCAAAACCTCGCGTCAACAATTATATCGGTGGGTGCTTTTTAAAAATAGCAACACACTTATCATACAGACCAAACTTTATCAATTACATGTATAAAGATGATATGGTTTGTGATGGTATAGAAAATTGTATACAATACATTGACAATTTTGATCCTACTAAATCTAGAAATCCATTTGCATATTTTACTCAGATAGTGTATTATGCATTTCTAAGACGTATAGCAAAGGAGAAACGTCAGATGGATATTAAAGATAAGATTCTAGAGAAATCTGGATACGATCATGTCTTTAGTGTTGACGGAGACGCAAGTGCAGACTATAATCAAATTAAGAACAGAGTGGAGATGAATCAAAAGCGATGAAATTATTGCTGATAACTGATCAACACTTTGGTGTTCGTAATGATAACAAACACTTTATCAATCACTACAAAAAGTTTTATGGTAAAGTTGTCATACCTTTTATTGAAAAGCATAACATTACACAGATCTTTTGTTTAGGTGATACGTTTGATAAACGTAAATCTATAAACTTCAATTCCTTAGATGAATGTAGAGAGATGTGGTTTGACCCTCTAAAAGAATTGGGTGTCAGAATGGATATGCTCGTAGGTAATCATGACATATATTATAAGAATACATTACGAGTCAACGCACCCGATGAACTTTTGGGTGAGTATCATAACATCCATGTAATTACAGAACCTACTAATATCACATATGATGGTTTAGATGTTCTATGTTTACCTTGGATATGTGATGACAACCTTGAACAATCATTCAGAGCAATCAAGGAAAGTAAAAGTACGGTGTGTATGGGTCACTTAGAACTCAATGGTTTTGAAGCACATCCTGGTCATGTCATGGAACGTGGCATGGATCATTCTGTGTTTAAGAAATTTAAAAAAGTTTTTACAGGACACTATCACTCTAAATCTCACAAAGACAACATTTATTATCTTGGAAATCCCTACCAACTTTACTGGAATGACTTCGGATGTAAGAGAGGCTTCCACGTTTTTGATACGACTACTCTTAAGACTACTCATTATAGGAATCCCTTTGACGTTTTTGTTAAATTGTATTATAATAATGGAATTAGTCTCCCAAGCGAAAGAGAAGTAGAAGGAACTTTTGTTAAACTTATTGTAGAAGATAAGGGTGACTATGCTAAGTTCGACTATGCAGTTAAACGTCTACAAGACATGAACATTGCAGACCTAAAGATTGTAGAAGATCTTAGTGTCGGACACAATGACGTTGATATACTCGAAACAGAAGATACTTTGACTTTACTTGACACCTACATAGATGAAATAGATCTACAAGTAAGTAAAGATAATGTCAAAAATGTGATGAGATCTCTATACATGGAGGCATCTGCAATCTAATGTTTGTATTAACGGATAAAAAATCAGGTGGTATTTACTCCATCTTAAACAAAGATAAACAAAAAACTGTACAATGTTTTGAGGAGGAGGATGATTGTAGAAGATACCTAGATCTTCTTGTAGCAAATGGCACAGAGCATGAACTACTCGTATTAGAAGTAGAAGATGAAATGATTGAAGTCAATTGTGGCACTCATGGTTATCATTATATGATAATTCCTCCAGAGGAACTTGTTGTACCTCCCCCTAAATTATACCCTGATAAAAAATAGTGATTGTATTTGAAACGATCGCATGGAAAAATTTTCTTTCTACTGGCGATCAATGGACTGACATCCAACTTGATGATGCAGGTGCGACACTTATTGTCGGATCTAATGGTGCAGGTAAATCTACTATGTTAGATGCCCTGTGTTTTGCTTTATTTAATAAACCTTTTAGAAAGATAAGTAAGAGTCAACTGGTAAATAGTATCAATGAAAAAGGAACTAAGGTACAAGTCACATTTAGTATAGGGAGGGATGAGTATCGTGTATTCAGAGCAATCAAACCGAATATTTTCGAGCTTTACAAAAACAATAAGTTGGTTGATCAGGACGCTGCGACTAAGGATACCCAGAAATATCTCGAACAATCAATTCTCAAACTCAACTTCAAGTCCTTCACACAAGTCGTCATCTTGGGTTCATCCACATTTGTCCCCTTCATGCAACTCACCGCACCTAACAGGAGAGAAGTTATCGAAGATCTACTCGACATCAAGATCTTCTCGCACATGAATACGATCTTAAAAGATCGATACAAAGTAGCATATCAACAAAGTAAAGATTGTAGCAACCTTCTATCTATAGCAGAAGAGAAGTTAAAATCGCAGGAAAAACTTATAAAATCCTTAAGAGAAGTAAACAGCGTCAGAAGGCAAGAGAAGGAAGATAAAGTTATACAAAATAAAGCCTTGATTGAGAGTATAGAACAGGATCAATCCCAAAGAAAAGATGAACTCAGTGCACTCGACATGCAACTGATTGATACAGATGAACATCAGAACATACTATCAGACCTAAAATCTAAGTCATCTGATCTTAAGTCTGAGATGAGACGGATAGGAAAAGATATAAAATTTTTAGAAAGTCATGATACTTGCCCTACCTGTACACAAACAATTAGTAGTTCTTTCAAAGATAATAAGATAAAAACACTGACAGAAAATGGTGTGATAAGTGCTAAAGCTTTCAAAAAAGAACAGGAAGCTATTAAGGACGTAGTTTCTATCTTAGACGAAGCCACTAAGTTATCAATGAAGGCTCATGAACTTAGAGGAGAGATCTCTACATTTGATAGAGACATTGTAAGATTGGAGTCTGAGAACCTACAGATAGAAAAAGAACTAAACAAACTTACTGCAGCACCTAAGATTGAGAAAGAAGAACATATATTAAAAGACCTGGTAGATGACTTTGAAGATACTAAAATTGATTGTGGTAAAGTTGCACAGAAGATAGACGAGTATCATACAGTAAGAAGTTTGCTACAGGATAGTGGTATTAAAAGTCGTATAATCAAGAAATACATTCCGATATTCAATCAACTTATCAATAAATATCTGCACAGTATGGATTTCTTTGTTAACTTTACTCTTGATGAGGAGTTTAATGAAGAGATTAAGAGTCGTTTTAGAGATGATTTTTGTTATGCATCATTCTCAGAAGGTGAGAAACAAAAGATTGACCTAGCACTTCTCTTTACTTGGAGAGAGGTAGCACGTATGAAGAACTCAGCAGCAACTAATCTGTTGATTCTTGATGAAGTATTTGATAGTTCTCTTGATGCTGATAGCACAGGTGCATTACTTTCAATACTTGGTACTTTGGGAAACAATACAAACATCTTTGTCATATCACACAAAGGTGATATCCTTATTGAAAAATTCCATAGGACATTAAGATTTGAAAAGATAAATGACTTCTCTAAATTGGTGGACGATTTATAAGGTGTCCACTTTCTGCTTGCAAACACATTTAAAGGTATTATAATATGGGTATAGACGAGACACCCATGCTAATCAACCAAGAAGTAAAAGGACAACTTGCAAAACTACTTGCAACAGAGAACCTTACAATCGAACATCGTAAAGTCACTACAGCATACTTTGATGTAGAGAAACGTATCTTATGTCTTCCTATCTGGAAGTCTGCTTCTAATACAGTATACGATTTACTTGTAGGACATGAGGTTGGTCATGCATTATTCACACCTGCAGACTCACTAAATGGTGCAGATAGATCATTCGTAAATGTTCTTGAGGATGCACGTATTGAGCGTATGATGAAAGTCAAGTATCCTGGTCTTCGTAATACATTCTTCAAAGGTTATCAAGAGTTATGGAATGATGGGTTCTTCGGTGTGTCAGATGGAGATATAGAGCAACTATCTTTGATTGATCGTATGAATCTATTCTTCAAAGGTAATTCAACACTAGACTTTGATTCAGAAGAGCAGGTATGGGTAGATCGTGCAGCAACTACAAAAACTTTTCAAGATGTACTAGACCTAGCACGTGAGATGATGGATCGTGCAGAGCAGAAAGATCAAGAGAAAGTAGATGAGACAGAAGTTCCAGAGATACCATTCAACGGAGAGAAAGATGGTGATGGTGAGTATGAGTTAGGTGAAAAGCAACCTGCACCTAAAGGACAGGGAGAAGAGGGTGACTCTAAAGGTCGTCCAGATCTAGGAGAAGATGAGACAGACTTCGATGATGACTACGAAGATGAGGGACTAGACTATGACACACAAACTACAGGTGAGTTTGGTGGTGGTACTACTCTAGAGACAGACTTCACAAAAGAAACAAAGTGTGTTACAGAGGAAGCACTAGCAGAATCTATTGAGACTCTTGTTGATGAAGACTCAAGAGAGTGGATTTATCTTTCAATGCCTAAAATCACAGACATGGACAAAGTTATTGTTGGACACAAAAAAATTCAACAAGACCTAGCAGAGCATTTCCATGATCAGTACACAAGATTTGAATTCAAAAGGAATGATTATTATGATGAAGGTTATCAGAAAAGATATATCGAAGAGAAAAAACAAAACCTTGACTATGCTAAGAGTCATTACTTAAAATTCAAGAAGTCAACTGGCAAGAC